TCTCCAAATACCTCGAAGTCGCCAGGCTCGCCAACCCCAGCCTCCCCCCTGACGTTATCGCTGGCAGCACCATCGAAGAGATTGACGCTTCCCTGGCCAAAGCCAAGACCATTGCCGAGTCGGTAAAAAAAGTCCTTGAAGCCCAGGCCAAAGAGGCTAAAGTCCCGGCCGGAGCACCCACCAGGGGCGAGATTTCCATTGAGGGGCTAACCCCCCGGGAGAAGATCGCCGCTGGAGTAGCTCAAAAAATAACTTAAAACAGGAGGAACATATATAGAACATGACTATCTCATTAATCGAAGCATCTAAACTCTCGAACGATATCCTCTTGAAAGGTATCATCGAGACAGTAATCAAGGACAGCCCCATTCTGGAAAAGCTGCCCTTCATTCAGATTGTCGGTAACAGTCTGAAATATAACCGGGAGAAGACCCTCCCCACCGCTGGGTGGTATGCCCCGGTCACAGGCACCTGGACTCAGTCCGAGCCTGCCTTTGAGCAGTGCTCAGCCAGCCTGTGTGTCCTGGGTGGAGACGCCGACGTCGACAACTTCCTTAAGGCCACCCGTTCTAACCTCCAGGACCTCGAGGCTGCCGTCATCGAGCAGAAGGCTAAGGCTGTCAGGCATGAGTTCGAGAACGCCTTCCTCAATGCCGACGGCACCAGCGACCAGCCCACCGGTCTGTACTCCACCTTGCTCGGCACGGCCTGGACCGCCGACACCGTGAAGGCCGTCGGAGATGTCGTCGTGCCTACCGCCGGACTCGAGAATGGATTCCGCTACGAGTGTACCGCCTCAGCCGGAGACCACAAGACTCATGCTACTACCGAGCCTACCTGGCCTCTTACCGAGGGCGCGACCGTGGTCGATGACCAGGTCACCTGGACATGTCGCTTTGGCAGCCACCTCGGCTCAGGAGCCAATGGAGCCACCCTGACCCTGGCCACCATGGACAAGCTCGCCGACCTGGTCAGAGGGGGCAAGCCCGACATGCTCCTCATGAGCCGCCGGTCCCGCCGGAAGATCGTCGGCCTGGCCCGAGCTGCCGGCACGAACCTTCTCATCGGAGAGGGCGCCCTCGGTCAGGTCGTCGAGTATTTCAACGGCATCCCTATCGCCGTCTCCGACTGGGTCAAGGATAATTACACGGTCGGCACGTCCTCAGATTGCTCCGCTATCTTCGCCTTCCAGATGGGAGAGGGCGGAGTCTGTGGCCTATCCAGCCCTGAGATGATTCAGGTCGAAAGGCTTGGCTCCCTGGAGACCAAGGATGCCTCACGTACCAGGGTCAAGTGGTATGTCAGCCTCGCCGTATTCTCTTATATGAAGGCCGCCCTGCTCACAGGAGTCAGAGACTAATGAAAAAGCTTGCCCGCCGAAGCTCCCGCCTGCCAAAGCTGTGCGGCGGGCAGGTTAGCGCAGGCAGGCTGCTTACCAGGATCCCGCCCACCCTGGTAGGACTTTTTCATTCCTTTCACCTCCTTTCTTCATCCTTACAGGGAAGGGGGAAAACACCTCCCCCTTCCCCCCTTAATGGCCTCGCAGCCATGCTCTGGATTGCCCGCAGCGTACAGCCCAACCGCCCCCTTCGTAGTGGCGGGGCTCGTCCCCGCCTTAAGGGGGGCTCGGGGGAGTTATGAATAACAAGGGGTCAATACTCAGAATCCAGAATCTCCTGTCTGCTGACTCCTGACTACTGTTCACTGTCTACTGACTACTGTTTACTGACTACTATTGAGGTGACACAATGAACCTAACTGAAATGACCGCCCGGGTCCGTGAGGACCTCCAGGACACCGACTCCCAGAACTACCGCTGGACGACGGACGAAATCGAAGGAGCTATCCAGCGAGCTGTCCTGGAGTATTCCCTCCATGCCCCCATAGAGCAGCAGACCGATATCACCACCACCGACGACAGCACCGAGCTCGACATCTCTGGCCTCAGCGGCTTGCTTCAGGTAGTCTCCGTAGAGTTTCCCATCGACCAGACCCCGAAGTACATGCAGCACTTCGAGCGCTACGCCGGCCACCTCTATATGGAAGATGAGGGAGACGGCAGCAAGGCTCGTGTCCGCTGGCTGAAGATTCACACCCTCGGTGAGTCCACCACCATACCGGCGGAGCATGAGGAGATCATCGTCCTGGGCGCCACCGGTTACCTGGCCATGTCAGTATCAGCTTACACAGTGGACAAAGCTACTATAGCTGGTAGTCAGGCCACCATCAACTACAAGGCCTGGGGTATGGAGCGTCTCCAGCGGTACGACAAGAAACTTAAGCAGGTCGCCCGTGCCAACCGGGTCACCCCACGCCAGTTCTACACGGAGGAATGAGCAACCATGAGTAAACTAACAGAAGCACTCAAAAAGGAGAAGACCAAAGAAGGGCTACCCAAAGAAGCCTTCGCCATAGTCGGCGACCCCCAGGATCCTGAGACCTGGAAGCTTCCCCACCACACCAAAGATATCTTCCGGGCCCTCCAGGGAAGGCTCGATATCGAGAAGACAGTCGACTGGGAGCGCATGCCCGCCGCAGTGGCGTCCCTGAGCAAAGGCGGATATCGGGGGGAGAGGGTCCAGGCCTCTGCGGAAGAAATCATCAAGGCTGCCCGTCACCTGGCCCATCATTACCAGGCAGCCAACAAGCCCGTCCCCGATACCCTGGGCGCCCTTATTTAGTCGAGAGCACACTTTATCTCGTATGAGGTAGGTCGAACTCCTAAGCGGGATAAAGAATAAACGGAGGTAATTAGATCATGTATATTTGGTACCTAGTGGTCGCAGCCTTTATAGGAGGCCTCTTTGCCGCCCTGCTTGGCTGGCTAGAATCAGGTGAGCCCTTTGTGGCACGCAAGTTCGCCTCGTCCATCATGAGAGCCCTGCTCGCATCGGCTGTATTTGCCATAGGCTATACAGTCACACCTGTACTCTCCGGCATCTTCGGCGTCATCGCCGCCTTCCTGGCAGGAGCGGGCGTCGACGTCATCGGCAATAGACTTGCCGGAAGCGTCAAGGCCTCCCAGTCAGGCACCACTTCTCCGCCCAAGGTATAGTGACCACAAGGCAGGGTGACCAACCCGTTGACGTGGTGGATAGACACCAGCCCTGCCTTAAGGAGCAAAATGACCAGGTCTGGAAAAGGCTTGTTGATTTGCATAATTGTTTTGACAATCGTGCTCGTGCTGTTACTCAGGAAATTCTGGGGAGGTTAAAGCCACCATGAGTATAAATACTCGCAAAAAGGGAATCAGTGCCATCCTTGCGCCTCTCAGAGCCCTTCTACTGACTACTGGCTACTGTCTCCTGACTACTTGAAGGCGCTATGTTACTTGAACTCGCCATCCTCAAGAACTTCAACACCGGCACCTACAAGGCCGCCGTCCAGCTCGCCGGCTCTTTGACCACCTACTTCGATGACGTCCCCGTCTCCCGGGCTATCCCGACGTCAGCTCTGGTCACAGGCAACCGGGTCATCCTGGCCATCCCTGGTGACAACCCCAAAGACGCCTGTGTCATCGCCGCCTGGCCCCAGGGCAGCCCGGGCGGAGCCGAAGTCCACGGCAACGAATTCCACGACCCCGACTTCGCCTCCGAGCTAGCTCTATCAGACCATGCTTCAGCTAAACAAAATGTCCATGGTGTCGGCTCGCTTTATATCGCCAAGAGCACAGTCGATGGCCTCGACGTCGCCGCCCATAAGACACGGCACCAGCGCAGCGGCGCTGACGAGCTCAGCCTCGATCCGGTCCAGTTAGCGGAACAGCGCTCATACTATCACTTCGATGGCGGCTATGCCGACGGGTGGACGATAGTAGGTCCCTACAGCTACATCGCCCCCCTGGATACCCTCGTATACACAAACAACCTGGTCAATGCCACGGCCCAAATCTACCGCACTAACGAAGCCTATCGTCTCCAGCCCAGGGAAAATAAGGACATCATATACAAATGCATACTCGTCAATAACTCGGCTCAGGAATTCTGGCTCGTCCAGACCCACGAGGGCACAGGCTTTCCTACTCAAAATGGTGATAAACTCGGCTTCCACGTCGTCAACGACGAGCTCTTCGCTCACTCCGCAAGTGGCTCTGCCTACACAGAGGTCAGCATGGGCACGTTCACTGCATGGAGTACGCACTATCTTAAAATCCTTGAGCGTGGTGGAACCACGTTTACCTTCTACGACAACGGCGTCTACAAGGCCACCATAACAACAAACCTCCCCTCGACGGGAGTCCCCTTCCGCCTCATGCTCGCTGCTAAGACCGCCGAAGCCGCTTACAAGCGATTCTATGTCATGACTATCGATATCATGTACGGCCCGTGAAAACGCCCACCGCCAATCTACAGAGACGCCCTCTCGA